TATCGCCTGTTTCCATCAGCATCTCTGCGCTTGCATCCTCCAGCACCTCTATCGCTTCTTCAATAGCTTCTCTGCTCATGTGTTTTTCTCCTTTAATTTAGCTTCGACATAGTTGGCAAACGCTTTGCACCAACCTTCCGGGTCATCGTTCCAATCCTGACTGGCATCGTATTCAGCGTGACAAAAGGCATCGTGAATGTCATCACTGGTAAGCCCGATCCATTCTTTTGAGTAGCAAAGAGCTGCGCCAACTGGAAGCGCGACAGCGGGATCAGTCGGTTGTATGACGCAATGTCCGTTATGAAATCCCGTTATGTATGCCACAGGTTCTTGATGTTCAATCATGGCTTCCAATTCTTTGATCGCCTGCCTACGCTCTTCAAGTTCCTCGTGATACACAAGACGTGTGCCGCGCTTTAAGACTGTCAGTGCGAGTTCTATGCTTGATCGTTTGTGTTTGACTTCCATGATTCATCCTTCGGTTTTAACGCTGCTTCCCAGCCGGCCTTAAAGATCGCAAACGTGTTGCGGTTCATCGAGTCCATGCCATACGCCTTGCAATAGATCAGCCACGCCTCAGTCATTCGCTTTAGGTTTTCGTTCATAAGCCATCTCCAGGGTGGTGTCTGCCAGCCGGATTGCAAACGCTGCAATGCGTTCAGCAGAGTCAAGTTGTAGGGTGTGGTCGTTGTAATTCTTAATGCCACAAGCCAAGATGCCATTCAGGGCAGCAGCAATAAGGGTTATGCGGTCATCACTCTTCGCCATAAGGAAGTCTCCAGATTAAGTAAACAAACACAAACACGAGCGCGGCAGCGCCCACGCCAATCAGGTCAATCAAGGTCAGTATCAGGTCATACATGCTTGATCACCCATTCTGCAGCGCCGTTAGTGAAATAGATAAAGCAGCCGACAACGAGCGCGTACAGAAGCCACTGCAAGCCCTTGTATCGAATCATCTGCCATGGTGTGCGGTTAAGTACCATCAGGTCATAAACCCAGTCCTGATCGCTGCTGTAGTAGTTCCTAGTGGGTTTTATATACAGTGCCGATATTCCAAACTTGTAGGGGCGTTTCGTTATCGGTGCTAGCCTGCTCGTCTGAAACTTGCTTTGGGGGTTCGTGACCGAGTGTTGCTGCGACAAAATCTCCATGGCGCATATCCTTGTAGTGCAATTCATAAACTCTGTCGTACTCTGCTTGAAGTTCGCACATCGCGTCTTGGAGAACGTCGAGGCGAAGAATCAAATGTGTCTCATCAAATTTGTCTGAAAACTTGACGGTTGTAACGTCTTTAGTCTCGCTATAAGTGATTGATATGCAGTGCATCAGAAGGGTGCCTCCTCAAAAGTTGATAAGTCGGGTTTGGGTTTGAATGCAAGCTTCACTTGATTGCGTTGCAGGTAAATCCATTCAGGAAATGGCCACTCGCTGTCATTGATCAAACGTACTGCGCAAGTGCCATCTGCTTGTATGTGCTCAAGGATGCCAAGGCCTCGAGGGGTTTTGACTCGAGTGCCGGGATTCATAACAAGATCACCTCGTATTCCACGCCGCCAATCTGATCAAGCAAATCGTTCAGTGCAGCTTGTGCTGTACGGCCATAGCCGATGGGATTTTCTGGCTCGTAATCTTCAGTGACTGCGTTGTAATCGTAGTAGTTGGTAGGAACCGGCGGTGGATCGTAAGTGACTCGAATGACTACTTTTCTCATGATGTTCTCCAAGGGGCTTGCGCCCCGGTTGATTAGCGGCTGGTAACTTTGACTGAGAAAACTGCAGAGGTCTTGGTGAACTGCTTGTAAGCCTCAGCGCCGTGGACCTTGATGAACGCATCCTTGTCGAAGGTAGCGCGGTTGGTCTCGGTGTAAGTAGCCTTGAAAAGAGCACCCTCTACAACTTTGGGGCCGCCTGCGTTGGCAGCGTCCTTGATGGCGTCTTTGATGGCGTCGGCTTGCTTGGTGAGGTCGGCGATCTGAGCTAAGAGACTGCCGAGTGTGTCGATGCTGTTGAGTGCTAAGTCGTTGTTCATGCTGGTTTCTCCGGTTGGTTTCGTGTGCTGCTGAGTTGAATATTGAACCTATTTAGTCCAGTTGTCAACACACTACCAACCGTTCATACCATCATGATCTGCCGTTCATGCTACTGATGATTATTTTTAGCCTGCCAGAACGTCAGAAGCGCTTCAAACATCTTCCAGCCGCGGTCAAGATCTGCCTGCGTCCATTCATAAAGCGATACCAGATTCGGGTGCGTCGTAGACACAAACACATTCGCACAAGAGGCGCCTGGCAGAATCAGGCCGGAACGATAAGCGGCTAGTTGCATCAAGTGCTCGTCATAACCCACTGGATCGTCACTGGGTCCAAACGCTTTGGTTTTGATGTCGATAACCGCTACCTTGCAGTGCAGATCCACCTTGCCGCCAAAGCCTTGCGGGTGACAGAATGACTTCTCACTTACCCAGTCCTGCTTGCCATAGGCTTTGTTCAGCAAGTCCTTCACTGTCAGCGAGTAGTTGTTATCAGGACCGCCTTCAAAGGCGTCTTGCACCTTTGCATGAATAGCAGTACCCAAGTCTCTAGCGTCTGCAGCCTGCTCTTTACTGTCCTTAAGAACCCGCTCGGCATATGCGTCAATTGACTCCTCGTCGCCCTTGGGCAGGGTAAGTGCTGCCAAAAGGACTTGCTGCTGTTTCCAGGCCTCCAGGCCGGGTTTAGCGGCCACGTTTAAGATGGTCGTGACACTCGGTACCAGATCGTACTTGCGGGCGTCCCTGAGCGTTGTATTGCGCTCCCTGCCGTTGGCCCCCTGAACAGTGTACTTGGGGTTTCCCTGGCGGTCGTACCAGTGGCCAGATTCCTTAAGATGCTCTTTAACTTCCATGTTTGATTCTCCAGACCGGCGAGTAATGCGCGTGGCTCCTAACATCAGAGCTAGCCCGATACTCGCCAGTGCGTTCAATTTTGTTGGACCTTGATAAGTGCAGACAGACTGCACCCCAAGCCTTGTGAGTCGGTGGCGGCTCCATGCCAAACGCCGTTGCCTGTAAGCGCACTTGTTCAAAGAGACAGCCTTCATGGCCTGCCGCCCGAAAGATCAAGAGCGCTAACTTTATAGCGCGGTCATGCCAAACCTCCCCTGCGTGATCCAAGGCAATTTGCGTACCCTGGTCTCGCAGCATTTCACCCGTGAGAAGTTCTTGTTGCATCAAATCTGCTCGGTAACTCGTTTGAAGACCGCCAAGCCTGATCTTTTCAGAAACGCAATGTATTCCTGGCTGAGATCTTCCACGGCAAATGTTTCGCCCCTCATATTCGACAAGAAGAATGACGACATAGCATTTGGCCGTGGCTGTAAAAGGTCGGTGTTCCCGATGTTTTTTCGTTTACGACGTGCCCAGCTTCGCTTCATGCCTTCGGAAATGAGCCGTCGTTGCTCTTCTGTTCTCTTACGATTGTTTGCCATGATTTGTCCAGTGCCTTGGCCATAAAAGGGTTGTGGTGTAATGCGCTCCGTTTTCAACGAGTTCATCGCCCGTAGCCTCAATACCACCGGGCAGAACCCAAATCTTTTCTTTGGTGTAGTGCGGCACCGCTAGGATCTCAGTGATCTGTTGCGGGCCGTGCCTAAAGACAAACTTGTAAATCGGTTGCCAATCCCGCTCGGCAATCCTCTCTGCGCCCTTATAGACGTTGGTCCTTAGCGCTTTTTGTGTCATCTGTTTAGCCATGTGCTATTTCCTTTCGTTGAGTTCTTTGTGTCTTTGCTTGTGACACGGTTGGCATAACCACATCACTTGCAGCTTAAAGTCGTAATCATCGTGATGAGCAACAGATTTTTCCGAGCCGCAGCGTTCACAAGGCAAGCGCTTAAGCTTTCCTGATTTAAGCGCCCGAGAAACTGCGTTATGCGCCGCCGTTCTTCTTTTATCTTCAAGTCGCCAAGCTCTGCTGATTTCCGCACTTGCAGCAATTCGTTCTGGGCGCTTACCTCTTTGCCTATCGTATTCACGAATTTTTTCAAGATTTTCTTCACGATGTTTTCCAACGTCTTTTTTGGTGCATGTTTTACATTTATTAAGGTGACCATCAGCCATTTCTGAATGCTTGTAAAACTCTTCCAACGGCTTGACGGTCATGCACTTAAAACAATTTTTTGAACTGGTCACGCCTTATCTCCTGTGCTAGAAATAAGACCATTGTAGACCAGTTCTAATTAAAAGGGATGTCGTCTTCAACGTCATCAAGTGACGTGACAGACTTAGTTATTTGTTGCCGCTCTTCCCATTCGGGAGCTTTCATGATGATTTCCTGCAGGCCTTTGGGCAGGGCTTCAAATTCTTCGCCATCAAAGTAACCAAAGCTGAAATACATGTCGGGATTTGCTTTGGTTGGAAGTCCCAACTTCTTCATTGCTGACGGCACGCCAGTTACTGCTTTGACGTTTACCCATGTCCTGTCACCTACGATGTTGTGTGTGACGGTCACCATGCAGGGTTTGCCGATGATGCTGCGCAGATCAAAGCCTTTGAGTTCCTGCTTTGTGAAGTCAGAGCCGCGCCATGAGGTCAGCATTTGTCGCAGGTTGGCTTTCTCGTTGAGCGATAAGGTGTAGCGCTCAGATACCGACAAGGGCCTGCCATCATCAAGCGTTAAGGGCTTGCCTTCGGAGTCCTCGCCATGCAACTCCCAAAAGATCCTGATCTTGCGAGCCGATGTGGTCTCGCCTTTGATGACTGAGGTTTGTGTGCCGAGGTCTACCAAGCCATAACAGATGGCCAGATGAACGCCTTCGGGTGCTTCTTTGAATTTGGGTTTGCTACCGTTTTCAGAGATCAACATGTTGGGTTTCCTTTTTGAAAATTGAGAGTCCAAGTTCAGCAGCGATAAGCCGCCAGTCGTTTTCATCAGCTACGCCTGCTCGAGCACGAAGAAAAGCTTCTTCAAGCATTTGCTCACGCTCTTGCATGGCTTGTTGCCATTCATCCATTCGGTTTCTCCAGTTGGTTTCGGAGTTTAAAGTGTTTCATATATCGAACACCATGTCAACAACTTTCATAGGGGTTGCATCAAATGATGTGTTCGATTATTCTAACGGCATGACTATCAGAGACCTAATCAACGCAATCGGTGGCGTCAGATCTGCAGCACGTCTGCTTGGTGTCGCGCCGTCTACCGCCCACTACTACTGCAAATACAACCGCGTGCCATTAAAGAGGCTGTTGTTGCTAGCGTCAGTAGCCGAGCAGCTATCCAGCAGGAAGTACAGTTATCAGGACATCCTGAAGGAGTTCTCGTGAACCACAAAAAGATTGCTTTGACCGCGCAAAAGTTTTATGTGGATCTGGATCGCTCATTTAGCGAGTTTGAAGATCACCAGTTTGCCGAGCACACTTACAACGCTCTGACGCTAACCATGCTGACCAAGATTTGTCTCGGGATTGCAGAGACTAGCGGCCAGGAATCATTTGAGCATTACTGGCATGACGTTACAGAAACGATGCAAGAAATCGTCAGAAAGAATGCTTGCAAAACAACCAAACACTAAGTAAAGTCCAACGGGCATGGCTAGGGTAGCTCCTGAAAAGCGGATTTGTCACCCGCCTGCCAACGCCCAACTCCAGTGACAATAAACCTTCGACAAGGGTTTGCTATGCACTTCTATCCTCATCATATTGGGGACTTTCTGAAGGACACATCGTCCTTAACTCCAGAAGAGTCCTATTACTACCTTCGGTTGATCTGGCTTTATTACGACACCGAGAAACCATTACCTGATGACGTTAACGCCCTTGCTTTCAAGATCGGAGCGCGAGGCAAGGAGGATTGCATTCGGACTCTGATTCAGATCTATTTCAGATACGATTCAGATCTGAAATCACATACGCATCAGAGAATTGATGCCGAAATTCGCAAGTACCAAGGCAAGGCAGCGTCTGCAAAGCGTGCGAATCAGATCAGATGGGGATCTGAAAAGGATCTGAAATCAGATCTGAAATCAGATGCGGATCAGATCCCAACCAAGAACCAAGAACCAATAACCAGAGAGAGACGCGCTACGCGCTTGTCTGCTGATTGGGAGCCTTCTGATGAGTTGATTGCTTTTGCTCGTAAAGAGAGGCCAGATCTGAATCTGAGAACCACAGTCATGTCATTCATGAATTACTGGCAGGCTAAGTCAGGCAAAGATGCAACCAAGCTTGATTGGGATAAGACGTTCAAGAATTGGGTGCTCAATGAAAAGCAAGGTCCAGTAAAGCCTGCGCAACTTGATCCTTATGCAGGTGCGCTATGAAGGGCCATGACTTTGTGATCGCTTGCAAGCTAAGTTCTTCCCCGCCTCGCGCCGTGTTTGTTGAGTTTGATGGCGAGCCTGATCCGCACCCGGACTACCCGGTTGTGGTGGCCAAACCCTTTGAGCGTGATTACCGCTGGGCTTTGGGTTTGGTAGTCCACGTCACAGGAATCAATTCTGAGGCCGTTTTTGAGGCCGTGGCTGCGTTAAAACAATTCAAGGCTAGGAGGATATTCGCCCACTACCGCGAAACGACTCCAGGCCTTCTATGGGACTCGGAGGTGGACGCATGAACACCCTACCTGAAAACATCGACTTTCAGACGTGGTACGACATGATGGAGCCGGCAGTCATGATCCGGCCAGCCAAGGACATCGTCCGCCAGGCGATTGAAATGCTCGAGACCGAGCAGCCACCCCCGGTGGTCATGCCCTGGGGCAAGCTGAAGGACATGTTCTCTTTCCGTCCTGCTGAGGTTACGGTTTATGCCGGCCAGAACGGCTCAGGCAAGAGCATGATCACGGGCATGATCGCGCTGCAGTTGATGGCACAAAAGCGCAACGTCCTGATTGCCAGCTTTGAGATGAAGCCCACTACAACCTTGCAGCGCATGGTCAGGCAATTCACGGGTACGCAATTTCCCACGGCTGACGACTACCGAAACTTTGCAGCGTGGGGCGGCAACTACCTGTGGTTTTATGATCGGCAGGGCGAAGTCTCTCGAGAGCAGATCATCGGCGTTGGCAACTATGCAGCGCGTGAACTCAAGATGAACGACTTCTTCATTGACTCGCTCATGAAATGCGTGAAGGGTGAAGACGACTACAACGCCCAGAAAGACTTCGTGAGTGATTGCACAAACCTGGCTCGAGATACCGACCTTCACATTCACCTAGTCCACCACATCAGGAAAGGTGCGACTGACGAGGCCATGCCGCAGAAAGTGGACATGAAAGGATCGGGATCAATTGCCGACCAGGTTGATAACGTCTGGATGATGTGGCGCAACAAGAAGAAGGAGCGCTTGATTGAGGCTGGCCAAGCCGTTGATCCTGCAGAACCCGATGCCATGCTGCTTTGTGAGAAGCAAAGGAACGGCGAACACGAACCGCGGTTAAGACTTTGGTATGACCGCACATCCCAACAGTTTTTGGAGAAGCCCGGTGCAAACCCCTACCGATTCGACCCCGATTTTTGAGGTGACACTGCCATGGCCACCCACTATAAACACTTACTGGCGGCACAAAGTAGTTGGCAGGCTCGCAACCGTTTACGTTTCAGCACTCGGCAAGATTTACCGCAAAGCAGTGAACGACTTAGTGCTCGAAGCCGCCATGGCGCAGCGCTACCTCAAGCAGGCTGGACCCTTACGCGTAGTGATCGAGGCCTTCCCGCCCGACAGGAGGAAGCGGGATCTGGACAACATCCTGAAGTCCCTGCTGGATTCACTGACGCACGCAGGGGTGTGGGAGGACGACAGTCAGATTGATGACTTGAGGATTTACCGATCAACCATTGCCGGCATGGTGAAGGTGCGTGTTTACGATTTAAGCCAAAAAAAGGAGGAGGTAGTAGGGTGACATCAACCAATCAAAAAAAATCGCTGTTTAGGCCTCATGGCGAGGCTAGAAAGGGCATCTATGGAAATTGAAGAGGTACACGATCCGCATGACGCGGTGGACTTTATGGTGCTGCACGCAAAAAAGTACGCTGCAGCCAAGGCTTTGAGGATTTACACCGAGGAGTTTCGCAAGAGCAAGAAAGCGATCTTGATGAAGCAAAGCTTAGAGACCGCAATTGGCGCACAAGAGCGTGAAGCTTATGCGCACCCGGAGTACATCGAATTATTACGAGAGTTGCAAAAACACGTTACTGAAGAGGAAACATTGAAATGGAAACTAACAGCAGCGCAGGCACGAATCGAGATTTACAGGACGCAGCAGGCGAATCTCAGGGCGGAGGGCAAGGCGACGATATAAGCGATTCCCATTTGATCAGGGAGCGCATGCTGGCCGACTTTGCTCGGTTCATTGGCAGTCAAGCCTGGGAGGAAGATCAGGGGTGGACACAGGCCGTTTACCACAATGCTTGGGGCGATGGCTTTTATGCTGGCCTTCATTACGCTAAATCACTTTTCTATGAAATCCATGACGAAAGACGAAAAAAAACATCTTGGTAAAGTGGCCGCTATCGGTTGTGTGCTCTGCTATCTGAAGGGCACGCCCGGTACGCCGGCAGAGATCCACCACCCCAGAAAAGGAACCGGCATGGGCCAGCGGGCAAGTCACTACGACGCGATCCCTCTGTGCCCTGAGCACCATAGGGGATCAAGTGGCATACATGGCATGGGCGTGAAGGCTTTCACTAAGCACTATGGGGTGGACGAGGCTGAGTTACTGCACATCACCCGCCGTTTGGTTGCGCATCATGACCATTTGTCGGACGGATGGCGTACTCACACACAAGTGGACTAAAAGTGTGTAGTATTGAGCCTGTAGTAACCAAACATTGAAACCAACAGGAGAAACGAGATGGCCGTAATCATTCACGACGAAAGAGCTTATTACGCTGGCGCACGCCGCAACATCATTGCGAATGCGCAGAAAACTTTTGCTCAAACGCACGAGGATTACGAGGCGGTTCTGGCCTTCATCGCCAATGGCCGTATCTTCGACGGCGGAAGCTTTGTCAGCTACGAGGATAACTTTGTTGGTTCGCTCGCCAAGGCCTATGACAACTTTGGCAAGCTTTCAGAGAAGCAGGTTGCTGCAGTCCGCAAGAGCATTGCAGAGCGTGCCAAGCGCCGTGCCGAGTGGGCTGATAAGCAGGCTGCACTCAACGCAACCCGCGTACACATTGGCACTGTCGGCGAGAAAATCACGCTAACGCTCACGGTCAAGAAAATCCTTCGCCTTGCTGGCCAGTACGGCATGACCCTGATTTGCATTTGCGAAGATTCAGAGGGCAACGTAGTCATCTACAAGGGTTACTGCGAGGCATTTGACCTCGACCTTCTAAGCGGCGAAACGAAGACCATCACGGTGAAGGCTACGATAGCCGAGCACGGCGTGCGTGATGGCGTTAAGCAAACCATCATCAAGCGTCCCAAAGCAGTCTAAACAACCGGGGCTACGGCCCCATCACATGGAGAACATCATGCAACACGACGTTACCGCAGAAAATTACGACAGGATCAGCCTCAGCGATTACGAAGGCGGTTTGTGGATGTCTATCTGGAAGGTAGGCGCACACTGCAGCATTCACTTGAATCAAGAGCAGATCAAGGAACTTCACAAGGCAATCGGCGAATACATCAAGGAGACGGCAGATGAACTATGACTGGTGGCTCGACAGGCAACTCTGGGAATATGACCAAGAGCGGCTTGACTCAGAGGAGCAGGAGGACTTAGACTCAGACGAGTTTCCATGTGATGTCTCCTGTTGACTTACCTCAAGTCTTTTCCCCGGCGCAATGCCGGGGTTTCTTTTTGTAGCAAAGCATAGTAAAATCAATCAGTTACATGAGCGCCTGCGCAATAATCTTGCAGGCCGCGCCACAAAACCCTACGATTAACGGATCGAGACGAGTCACTGAGAGTATGTGATGGCCAAATCCGCAAAACCCAAAGATGATGCTGCGCCGCGCAAAACAGGCCGGCCAAGCAAGTACACGCCTGAGATAGCTACCAAGATCGTAGAACAACTAAGTGAAGGTATTCCACTAAGAGAGATATGCAGACAAGAGGGCATGCCAGCTTGGCGAACCATTTACGATTGGATGTATCAGGATGATGTTTCTGGGTCGGCGAGCGTCGGTCTTTCCGCAGCCATCGCGAGAGCACGGGAAATTGGCTACGACAAAATGGCTGAGGAATGCATTGAGATTGCCAACACGCCAATGTTTGGCGAAGTCAAGACGATTGATGGCGACAAGCTGATTGTCCGCAGGGAAGATATGCTTGGCCACCGCAAGCTGCAGATCGAGACCAGGCTCAAGCTGCTGGCCAAGTGGAACCCCAAGAAATACGGTGATCGCCTCACGCATGCTGGCGACGCTGAGAACCCGCTCGAGGTTAAGGCTGACATATCCATCTTCGACGCTATGCTGAAGAACCTCGAAGCCAAGAGGCAGCTTGGGGACAAGTGACCTCGAGACCCTACTGCGTGATCCGCAGGTAAGGGCTGAGTACACCAAACTTCCTGCTGACCAGGCTGCGGCTTGGGGCTGGAGAATGATGTGGCTCACGCGAGCGCTCAAGCACCAGATCCTGCCGACGGGTGACTGGTGGTCGATCTGGCTCATGCTAGCTGGCAGGGGTGCCGGCAAGACAAGAACTGCAGCCGAGCAGATCGCCTGGTGGGCATGGTCCCACAAAGCCACCAGATGGCTCGTGGCGGCGCCAACATCATCAGATGTGAGGGCTACATGCTTTGAGGGTGATTCGGGCCTCCTGCAGGTCATTCCGCCCGTCCTAGTGGCTGATTACAACAAGGCGCTGCACGAGTTACGCCTAACCAACGGCTCGTTGATCAAGGGCATACCCGCGAGTGAACCGGAGCGCTTCCGCGGCCCGCAGTTCCACGGTGGCTGGCTTGATGAGTTGGCAGCGTGGGAATACCTGCAAGAAGCCTGGGACCAGATCCAGTTTGGCATGCGACTCAAGCTCGAGAACATGAAGACCAGGCTGATCTGCACGACCACGCCAAAGCCTAAAGACTTAATCATTGATCTGATGTCAAGGGAAGGTGACGACGTTGTACTAACGACTGCTTCGACTTATGCCAACCTCGATAACCTAAGCGAGAACTTCAAGCGGCAGATCCTAAGTTACGAAGGCACGAACTTAGGAAGGCAAGAGATCCACGCTGAGATCATCGACGCTGAAGAAGGCGGTATCGTCAAGCGGGATTGGTTTCGCCTGTGGCCTGCAGACAAGCCTCTGCCGAAGCTGGAGTTCATCGTCCAGTCCTACGACTGTGCTTTCACTGAGAAGACGCAGAACGACCCGACGGCCTGCATTACCTTCGGTGTCTACAAGCCAGAAGACGGCGGCATGCGGGTGCTAATCATTGATGCCTGGCAAGACCGCCTGCAGTACCCTGACCTTAAGCCTAAAGTATTAGACGAGTACGAGATCGTCTTCGGCGAAGGCAAGGATGCCAAGCGGGTTGACCTCGTGCTCGTGGAAGACAAGGCCGCGGGTATCGTGCTCATCCAAGACCTGCAGCGTGCTCACATTCCGGTGAGATCCTACAACCCCGGCAATGCCGACAAGATCCAGCGCTTGAGTATCGTGGCCAACGTCATCAAGGCGGGTAAGGTTTATGTGCCTGAATCAACTAACAGGCCAGGCTACGTCAGGGATTGGGCTGAGGCCATGCTCACGCAAGTTTGCAGTTTCCCGAATACGACACACGATGATTTCGTGGATGTCATGTCGATGAGCCTGCGCTATCTCAGGGATGCCGGCTGGCTGAGTATCGACCCGCCACCGCCAGACGACTATGACGAGGAAGATCTGATCGACGCTGGCGTTATCAAAGAGAATCCGTATGCGGCTTAAATCAGAACAGCGACAATTCAGCGTCTCGCAGTTCAAGCTTGTCAACGCCATAAGCAAAAACTCGCAACCCCGCCCAGGCAGATTCTTTGTTGCTTGCAAGCAAACGCTGAATCAGCGTATCGCGCATTTGCGGCGTGATTTCAATGTCGCCATACCGATAAAGCCAGCCACTACGCAAAGGGTACGGAATACCAAACACTCTGCACTCCATGGCAAGGATCGCCCCCGGCTGATCAGTTTTGTATTTCGCGCAAAGATACTCTCTAACATTCATAACGATCCCTCCTATAAGTTAATACTGAGTTATATATGCGGAGGGTTTGAGTGGAGCGATCTGGGCAAATACTCACCTAACCCTGTAGTTAACAAGGTTAGTGAGTACCATGCGGACGGGAATCGTTATCGCTACATGGGGCCAGCCTTTACGCATGGACTGACTATGGCAGTTACGGTGTCGCGCACCCCTGTCTCTGGTCTGCCATCCCTCTTGCGAGGTCACTCATATCAGTTGGGCTTGAAACAGTTCCCCGTTGCCCTCTTACGCAGTTACGGCGGTGATCGGTCTAGCTGCGCCAGTTATCGGTTTCGGCTGGGTTCTGAGTCCCACTCCATTCACAGCAAACTTTGGTCTGTGATCCGAGCATCAATGCAAAAAGGCCGCTTACTGCTGCTCTCGGTTGCAGAACCCGAGTCTTTCAACAAGGGTCGAGAGCATGAGTAAACGGCCTTCAATCACATTGTCTGCAACGACAACAAGCGCATGTTAAAGCCAAACAATAGACTTTGCAAGTCCCTATGGGTATCATCCGCACAACATGAGGGGCTAGCATGAGCAACTTACGGGCAAGGCTTGGGTTAAAGGACGGCGGAAGCCTGCGTGAGCGGCTTGGCTTAAAGGACGGCGGTGTCGTCCACATGGATAAGGGCGGCAAACTTCCACCAGGCGTTAAGCGTGCCACTGAGCAGGTAGACAAGTCCGCAGTGCTTGCCGCTGCCAAGCCTGCACGCCAAGCCATTCAGGGCTATCTTGGGATGGACCCGAGCTATAGCGTGATGGACCCGCAAGCAGAGAAGCTTGCCTCAGCCTACCGCACAGGTGAGGCTACAAGCGTGCTGGGTGACATTGCTGGCGCACTATCTCCCTTTGCTTACGCTTCAGCGATGTCTAAGGTCGGGCAGGTGCCAGGCATTGCAGAACTGATTGCTTACCATGGCTCGCCGCACAAGTTCAAGAAGTTTGATGCAA